TGCAACGTGGGATCACATGCCGTACGCGTCTTCACGCTGGCATTCGAACACCCGTGACGGCTGAGAAGTCTCCTCCGCCGCCTGGGCGTTGTACGGCTCACAGCCCGCCTCTTTGCAATCCGAGCACAGCTCGCGCTTGTTCACGTCGCTGGATATGGCGACGTCCATGCAGTCGCGGCAGGCGCAGGGTGTGTAGCTGCTCATGCCTCCTCCCCGTTCGCCAGACCCAGGTACAGGCCGAAAACGGAGGGGAAGTACTCCGAGCGCTCAATGCCGTCCCTGTGCCACATGTGGACGCATTCGCGTCCCCCGTGGCCGTTGTCGTACGCGTCGGCGCATGGGCGGCTCACGGCCACGCGGCCGGTTGAGTTGCCGACCGCCTTGCGGGAGACAGACAGGAACGTCCAGGGCTGTCCATCACGGTCATACACCGCGTCCCCCGTTTGCAGGGGGCGGTGCGTAACCGCCTTTTCGCCCTCAAGATGCGCCCATGCGTACTGCGCTCCGGTACTGGTGTTGCTCATGAGTGCTCTCCTTCACTCAAGGAACCGCTGTGATGCGGAACCAAGAGGAGCGCAGGAACCGAAGCTCCTGCACCCTCTGTGGCTCTTACATCGCTTGCCACACGGGCATGTCCCGCACGCCGCGTTCGGCCGTGTTGGCGTAGCCAGCCGTTGACCACATCGCGTAGTCGGCGGGACTGTGGACGCGTCGCCCTTCGGCGATGAACGTCCGGTACGCCTCCCCGAACTCACGCGCGGCCTGGTCGGCCTCAAGGTATGCGGCGTACCACTCCAGCGTTTCGGGCTGAAAGTCCCATACGTAGCTCATGGTCAGCGCCCCGCCCGGCAGTAGGTCCGGGCAGCGGTGACGCTGCCCTGAAACACCACCTGGGAGCCTGCGAACACGACGGCGAACTCACCATCGTGCATGATCACGAAGAACTTGATGCGCTCTGTGGAATGCATGATCGTCTCTCCTCGATCACCGGTACCGCGAAATGCGGAACCAAGGGGAGGCAGGGATTCCGCACCCTGCCTCCGATGGCTCTTCACATGTCGTTGTCTGCCAGGAACTGCGTCCAGCCGCCCTCGTAGTGGCGCTGGACGCCCTTCGCGACGACGATGGGGGCGAGGGAGTTGAACTCCTCCGGCTCCACGTCGGCCCACTCGCAGTCGCGCAGCCATTCGCGGGCCATCGCGTCCTGTTCGGGCGTGATCACCAGCGTCGCCGGAAGCGTGGCTACGCGGAAGACGTAGCCCTTCCAGGTGGTGGGGTCACCCGCCATCTGCTCACGCATGCGGCTGAATGCCTCACCGCGCGTTGCGCCCCAGGTGAAGGTGTGCACCTTCTCCCGCGTGATGCGGTGGGTGAAGGTGACGTTCCACTTGTGCAAGGTCTCAGTCATGATCTTCTCTCCTAGATCAGTCGGTGCCATGCAGCCACGCACACCCCGCGAGGGGTGCGAATGACTGCACAGGAAGCGCCCCAAGGGGCGCACTCACGGCCGTACTGCGTGAGCGGGGGGAGATCCCCGCCCACTAGGCCGTGAGCCCGTGCCACACGCCCTCAGGAGAGGGGGCGTGTGAAGCATTTCAACGGCCGCTCTCCCCGGTACGGGGTGCGGTGCGTCCTCTGTTCAGTTCTCAATGCCTGCCTGCACACAAGTCCGTTTGAGAAGCGCTGGTGTCGCGCCCTGTCTCCCGCCTATGCCCAGTTCCCCTGCCTACGCCCTCGGGAGGAGTACCTCAACCGAGTGACCGTGGACCCTGACTCCCCGAGCGACTCCCGCTTCTGCGGTAACTCTGGGGCGGTCCGTCTGGCCGGTGGTGCTGGGTGGTGCCTGCTGAACATCTCGTAGGGGCACAACCCTGTCAATGGGTGTCCTCCAAGATTCTTTCGGCGATCAGCGTATTCGCAGGTCAGAGGCTCGACCAATTTGGCTGTCACGGTCGATTTGTCGACACGAAACGGCGGAGGCAGCCTCCGGTTAGGGACTCCCAGCCCCCCGAAATCCATGATCGGGAGGGCGCTGGCTGCGCCGACGACGCCCATGGGGCGCCACAGCACCCCCGAAAGGCCCCACGGGGCCTCTGAGAGCCTCCCAGCCCTCGGCTGGCACAACGGGGCCACTCGGCCCCCCAAGGCCGTCACAGGGGCGTACAGGCCCCCTCACGGGGCCAGAGGAGTCATGGCCTGCGATGCAGGCAGGCAACGGGGCATGCGTCTCATGCGCATGCCCACAACAGGACAGGCACACCACGGCAGTGGTGTGCACATGTCAAAGCCAAGAGCTGCTCTCGGCAGATGAACCTCAACCCCCGCACACCCACCGCAGCAGCGGTGGTGTGTGCCCCTCACGCGCGTACGCCCGCAGGCGTACGCATGTACGCGTCATGCGTGTGCACATGCACACGCGCATAATGCGCGCGCAAGCGCGCGTGCACATGATGCGCACGCATCACGCGTGCGCACATACATATGAGTTCTTTGCATATGTACAGCCGCTAAGGCGGCTGTACCTGTAGTGATGTATCTGTTCACTGCCGAGAGCAAAGGGTGGGCGACGACTCCGAAGGAGGAGGAGTCCACTCCGTGGCCTCCCCGAGGGCCCTCATGCTGTCGCATTCGGCCCAGTATGTCCGGGTCTATGACCCGGGGTGTTTAAACTGGGCCCGAGGGGAGGGGATGGTATCCCCTCCCTCTACGGCCCCAGACTCCTCAGGGTCGGCAGTGCCGACCAGGGTCGCGCACTGCGCGACATGCTGTGTTTGCAGCCTGTGAGGCTGCAAACAGCCTGTCCAGGGGGCCACTGGCCCCCCATGGGGGCGCGGTGCGCCCCATATATGGGGCCGCGAAGAGAAATCTTAGCCGCCCGTGTCAAGTCCGCAAGTACTTACCTTTTGGGGGGTACCCCCCTTTCGGTAAGTGCCTGGTACAACCCTTGGTACAAAAGAGCCCCCAGGGCTCGCCTGGGGGGCTCAGATGCTCTGTCAGTCCCTGGGCTTCGGTGCGAACCGTCCGTCCTGCGTACGGCCGTCCTGACGGCGCGTGGGGGCGAACCTGGTTCCTCGGTTCCCCGCCTTGAGGCGGGGGCGGGTCACGGGGATTTCTTCGTCATGCTCAGCGGTGCCGAGGTCCGTCACGTTCGCCGACTCGGCGATCCGCTGCGCGGCTCGCTCCTTGCAGTGCTCGTGAACTGTGCGAGTAGCCCACCAGGCGTAGCGGTCGATGCCCTTCATGATCTTCTCGTTGCAGAGCCCGCATGTGGTGGTACGTCCTGCCAGTGGCATGGCGGTAGCCTTTCCGGTGGTTGAGGTTCTGGTGCCCCTGGTTCGCGCCGGGGGCACTCTCATTGTGGCGTCAGGAGCTGGGGGGATCCAGGGCTAGGCCGATGTCCACCACAACGAGGGTCGCGACGAAGAGAATCACCCAGGCGGCTGCCCAGGTGATCTCCCTGCCGAAGACGTGCCTGGCGATCCAGATGACTGCCATCGGCGGCAGCCCGTAGGCCGCGATGAGAAGCGGCGTGAAGATGTTCATGACTCGTCCTCTCCGTGAGAGATGCCCGCCTCCATGGCGGCCGTCATCTCCTTGGTCTTGCAGTCCTGGTGGACGGGCTTGCCGCACCAGGCGGCCACCTTCCACGCCGACCCGACGGGCGGCGCGGTGATGGTCTTCTCGCACAGGTCGCACTGGGGTGCGCACCAGCGGTGCACGAACCAGGGTCCGAGCCTGTAGTGACGTTGCGTGCTCTTGTCCACGTTGCTCTCGCAGCCGGGACAGCGGTACTTGCTGGGCTGTGCCATTCTTGGATCACCTTTCCTTGCGGGATCGGTCGTGTTGGATGCACGTGAAGCCCCTCGGACCCTTCGGAGCACCGGGGGGTTTCTGCATGCCTGGGGGCATACTCCCCTCATGGGTGAGGAGCGGACATGGCTCGGGTAGAGATTCCCGTCGGCGACGACGGAGCGCCGTCCTACGGCGGCAAGACGGGCGGCAGGGCCGTAGCGCAGATGCGCCACAACGCGCAGCGCTCGGGCGGCACGTCGGCCGCGTCCATGAAGACCATCCTGGCGGCCATCGAGCGAGGCTTCTCGATCAATGACGCCTGCCGGGCCGCACAGCGGTCCCGGTCGGCCTACCAGTACTACCGGGACAACTTCCCGGAGTTCCGGGACCGGGTAGACGTTCTGCTGGCGCAGCGCTCCACGGAGCTGACGGCTCGTCGCGAAGACATGCCCGAGTTCCCGGACTTCTGCCGGGAGTACCTGGACACGGAGATGAACTGGCACCACCTCCAGTGGTTCGATCTCCTGGAGGGGCGTGAGCCCGCGAATCTGCATCCGAGGCAGATCTACGTCAAGGGTGAGCCGGACCAGTTCCTGATCAACACCCCGCCGGAGCACGCGAAGTCCACGACGCTCACGATCAACTGGGTGACGTACCGGATCTGCCAGGACCCCAACGTTCGCATCCTGCTGATCTCCCGCACGCAGGACATGGCGAAGAAGTTCCTGCACGCCATCAAGGAACGCCTGAACGACAATCCGGCGTACGCCAAGCTTCAGGCGGCCTTCGGCCCGCCCGGCGGCTTCGCCTCCGGCGACACGTGGTCGCAGACCGCCATCCGCGTCAACGGATCCGATTCCGGCGAGCACGCCTACACCGTCCAGGCCGTAGGCGTGGGCGGCCAGATCTACGGCACTCGCGCCGACGTCGCCATCCTGGACGACTGCGTGGACCACACGAACTTCCAGCAGTTCCCGGCACAGATCAGTTGGATTCAGAACCAGGTGGGCACTCGCGTCGCCGACGCCGGTGGCCAGACCATCGTCATCGGCACTCGCATCGAATCCGTGGATCTCTACTCGGAGCTACTCAAGCCGCACCACTACGTGGACGGCGAGTCTCCGTGGACGTACCTGACGCAGCCAGCCGTTCTGGAGTATGCCGACAAGCCACAGGACTGGGTCACGCTGTGGCCCAAGACCAACCGGCCCCCGGTCTCCCAGAAGGGCCGCCGCTTCGCGGAGGCGGCAGGCTGGCCGGACGGCGACGGCCGCTGGCCTATGTGGCATGGGGAGGCGCTGGCGAAGAAGCGGAAAGGCATGTCGGCCAGGAACTGGTCGATGGTCTACATGCAGGATCAGGTGAGCGATGACTCGATCTTCGCCATGGAAGCCGTGCAGGGCTGCGTTGACCGGGCGCGGTATCCCGGCCGCCTCATGCCGGGCCAGCCGGGCCACCGCGCCCACGGCATGGAGGGGCTCTACGTAGTTGCTGGCCTGGACCCCGCTGCCGCAGGGTTCACGGCCATGGTTGTGCTGGGACTTGACCGGCAGACCGGAACCCGCTGGCTCCTGGAAGTGGTCAACAAGCGCGCGCTGCCCCCGCATGAGATGCGGGCAGAGATGGAGCGCCTGACCGACCGCTACCGGATCAACGAGTGGCGCATCGAGAAGAACGCCTATCAGGCATCCATCGTCCAGGACCGCCTGATCCGCGACATGCTCAACGCGCGCGGCTGCATCATCAGCCCCCACTTCACCGACTCCGGGAAGTGGGACCCCGACTTCGGCGTGGCCTCCATGGCTACGCTCTTCGATGGCTGGGACTCCGGCCACAACACGATCCGCCTGCCGTCCCAGACGCAGTCGGAGCCCGTACGTAACCTGATCGAACAGCTCTGCGCCTGGTTCCCGGAGACCAAGGGTCTGACCGACACGGTCATGTCGTTGTGGTTCGCCGAGATTCGCTGCCGGGAGCTGATGTTCACCGACTTCTCGAACTATCACGTGGAGTCGTCCGAGTTCGCCTCGGAGCGCGACACCGAGGCGCAGGCAGTGATCGATATCGACTACGCCTTGCAGATGCAGCCCCTCGCCTCCCAGGGAG